AACTCCTGTGTTGTCTAGTGCGTTACCAAATCCTCCTCCCATAATAATACTTTCTTTAGGATTATCTGAAGTAAATAACATAGACCATCTGCAATATACTACATCTGGTGTACTTCCCGGTACACATTGAATATTAACTCTATCTCCAGCAGATACGGATACACTATTAACACTATCTGTATCTGTTGTTTCAGTTTCAAATATTTCTACTTCTAAGTCTTGATCTGATTCATTAACTTCAAGTGTAAATGTATATCTTTTATTTGAAGATGTAGCTCCCGGTTGAGCAGATAATTCAATAATTAAATTTGAGAGTGTTCCAGATGTAGGCATAACTTGCTGTCGATAATTTCTTGCAGTGTTCCAAGTCCAACCACACTGAATATGATTATATTCTGTATTAGCATTGCTTAGATTATCGTTATATCCACATACGAGTGATTGTTTCATTGTTAATCGCCTTTGCAGTAAAAATATTATCGATTAAGATAACATTTAGTTAATAGCATTACTTATTAATAAATGTAATGGTTATTTTAATTCCCAAATTACATCGCCTTGACTCATAGCAGGTGGTTCTTGAACGCCAATTTTTTCTTTTAAGTTAAGTACATTTGGATGTCCTTCGTATGTAATTTCGGCACTTACTCTATCTAAAACATCATCAATTGGAAATCCTGCAAGGGTATCTCCAAGATATTCATGCAAGTTGTCTCGCCATCCTCCAACAGTTTCAGGAAGGAATAATACAGTAATTTTATTTCCAGTAATCTTTTCAATTTTACAAGTAACTACGTTTTCAACACTTATCCAATCGCCTGCTTTCATAACGTTTAATGCAGTTTTTTTACTATTTAAATCTTCAATTGGTACGATACTCATTCTTCATCATCTATTTTAACATCGGTTATTGCACTTGAACTTGGAAAACTCTCAAAGAATTTAAGTTTTCTTCCGCCTCTTTTGGCAGAAATATATGATTCCCTAGTCATAGGTTTTGTTGCACCTTCGGCAGTTCTCTTTCTCGGCATATAATAAAAAAGAGGTGTTATTGATTAATAAAGGTTACGGTTTCTCGTTCCAATATTTCCTGTACTTTGCCCGAATTTGCCTGCGATCTTGGTCTGTAATATCCTACAATTCTATCCCAAGTTTGCATAGGATTCCCGTCTTCTGGGCAAGTATGCATGACTCCTCTATAATCCTTCTTACAAACAGTACAAACACTGAAAGTTGAAGCTATATCAAAATATGTAATTTTAGTATTTCTTGCAATATTTTCTATTAATTTAGCTGTCGCCTTTGGATCTGGAGATTCGTTTCCGATGAATATTCTATGTACCGTTCCTCCAGTGAATAGCGGAAGAATTTGTTCTTCAATTCTAATCCTTTCAAATACAGACAATTCCTGACTTGGCGGTGTAATCATAGATGTGTAATAGTAAGCCCCTTCAATTCCCTGAGTGATTATGTCTGGATATGTTTGTTTGTCAAGTATTGCTAATCTTGTCGCACTTCCCTCTGCCGGAGTCATTTCAAGATTCCACAAAACACCTGTAGTTTTCTGTGTCGCTCTTGTCCATTCTCTGATATAGGTTAATATTTCCTGAACAAAGGAAATATTTGCACTTAATGGAGTGCCGAAATAATTTAAACACATTTCATTAAGACCAACGACACCAATAGTACGGAAGAATCTTCTTAAATCTGTACCATATATAACATCGAAAGGCATAAATCTTGTCTTATGTTTTTCAATAAAGATGCCCTTCATAATTAATGCTCTTCTTGCTTTGTCAAGTAAATCATCAAGCATCAGATAAAATTCTTCCTTACTCTTGGATAAATATCCTAATTTGCCCATGTTTAAAGTAACAACACCCAATGAGCCTGTCTCTCCAGAGTAAGCCCATCTTCCTCCGCTTGGTGCGATTTCGTCTAGGTTAATCTGTAATCTGCAACACATCGAGAGAATCGTATTCGGATCTATACCCGAACCGATGTAGTTGAAGAAAGAGTATGTACCGAATTTTAATGTTGTTTTAACAAGTTCGAGGAATAAAGGATCGTCAAAATTAGCGTCTGAAATTAAATTAATAGTTACAATAGGGAACGTGAAAGGGCGACCAACATGATCTCCTTCTCTGAAGATATCATCAAAAGCCTTCAGGATTAATCTGGCTTCTACTTCGTAATCTCCCCAAGTTCCGTCACAGCCGGGATTAAGAACTGGTTCGTCACGCATCATGGTGGGACATTTGAAATTCATTATAATATTACTGAATGGTGTCTGACTACCTGCTCTCGATGGGAAATTTAAATTATAAATGAAACTCTGTACGGCTTGCCTGACAAGTTTGACAACCTGTTTGGTATAGTTTCCGTTCTCGTCTCTAAGATGTCCATAATCTTTTCTGATATATGGTGCAGCCAAAGTGTTGATGTTCGAGATTGCCTGTGCTCCAGCCCAATGTTGTTGATTATATGCAATAAGGTTGATACACTGATCTAAGAAAGAGGTTAAATGTCTGGGTGGGCCAGCAACAACAGTTTGTGTTATTAAACCTTTAATCATTAATTTTGTAACATCATGTCCCTTACAATAAGGAACTAGAGCGTCACTTAAATCATGTACATGAAAGAAACCATTATTATGTGCGTCAACTATATCGGGTGTGTAGATATTCTGTAAAGCCCACTCTTTAATGAAACTATCCGCCACAAAGCCACGTAATTTAGTATAAGACTCAAATTTGTTTGCGTTTTCTTTATCTTCTTCTTTTAAATATTTCGAAATTAAATCAGGAATGCTGGTCATAGATAAACTACTATAAACCTGACAGATATTTAAGTCTTTCCAATCACAAAAAACCTATAACTATTTTTTAATAACCCACTTATATTTCTCAATTTGCGAATCGATGAAACTTTGTATAAATGCTTCGTCTAAATTTGTATTGTTCTTTAAATATTCGACACCTTCTTCCTTCGAAATTACACGTAAATTTATAAGAATTGGTATAGTATTCACTTCATGATCCTGTCCATCACGCTTAACACGAATTGCACCGCCTAGTTTATTTGTCTCTACCCAATCACGCAAATTTGGTATTCCACGAAAATATCTGAGTATTGCATCATTAAAGCCTGTGGCTAGCAGTAGGGTTTCTTTTCCCATCGTGTCAATTGTATATGCTTTTAGCTTTACTTCATCAGTTCCCATAGCTCTTCAACACTCCTTCCTTTTAAATCAATTACAACAAGTCCATCTGCATAATCTACGACATCAGATATAACAGATATTCTATCTCCCTTCTTTAAGGAATGCGTCACTATTATACTTTTCGGAATTGTAATTCCCAGAGCGTCTCCAACTTTCAAAATTTTTCTTTTCGAGAATATTGTAGGCATATTTAATTAAATGTAACGGTATAATTTAAATCTTTCTATTTGGAAATATAATTATAAGTTAAATGTGAAGTGAACAGTTACTTTTAATAAGGAGTAATACTTTTATATAATGAACAACATGAGGCTACGAAAATTTCACAGAATGGTAAAACAAGGCAATCAAATTGTCTCGTTAGGCACTCTTGAAGCAGGTACAGCAACTATCACAGAATTGGCATCAACAACAGCAACATTAACAAACGCAATAGTCGCAGATAAGTTAGTTATTCCAACTACAGCATTCACTGGTTCTGCTCCGGCAGAGGCGGGAATATACGTTACTGGAACATACTTAATTGTCGGTGACCCAACAGCAGTATGGAAATCGGTAGCATTAGGTTAGGCGATTAAAATGAGTTACGAAGGATTTATAAAATTCAAGGACACAATGGAAGCGATTCACTTCGACAAGTTCGATGAAATCAAATCGCTACACTTTGATGACGACCTAATTACGTCTGCTGGTAAGGCTGCGGTTGCAAGCTTGATTGTATCAGGAACAACTGTGGTTTCAGGATTTGAGTACATTGTTATTGGAAGTGGAGCTACGGCTGCATCTACATCTGACACTACACTCGAAGAAGAAGCTGCAAGAGCGAAAGCTACAGCAAGCAGAACTACAACTTCAGCGACAAATGACACAGCACAATTAGTTTATATCTTCAAATCTGGAGAGCCAGCAGGGTTGAACGCAACTTCAACTGGAACGATGGCTATCGAGGAATCAGGAGTTATAAACGAACTAACTGGTGGTCAGCTACTAGCAAGACAAACGTTCTCCGCACTAAACATCGATTGGGATGGCGGAGACTCTCTGCAAATTACTTGGAAAGTCCAAGTGTCTTAGGTGAATTAAAACAATGGGTGGCTACACAAGAGTAGGGTTAGTTAGAAGTTCGTGTGGATTCACAGAACGATTAGCTCCAAGCGGTACAGTAAACTTCTGTATCACAAGAGGCGAATCGACTTTGAGGAAATACCTTAGACTAACACCTGCAACAGGTAGTCAAACTGAGGCGTGGGTAGAAAATGCGACAACAGCGTTTGCATGCCATTATCTTGCTCTAAGGCTTGCAACCCAAAACATAGCAAATGCATACTATCAGCGTCAAGCTAATATGAACCGAAGTGCAGAATTTACAGGACAGTCAATAAGTGCCGAAATGTGGTGGAATGAAGGTATTCGTATGTGCGATATGCATGGACGAGACATCATTATCGAGAGAATCGACCCATCATAAACCCCTTTTTTATTTTTAATTTTAATAGAAACTTTTAAATAATAGTAATACAATACATTAGTTAATCGATTATACATGGCAAACGAACAATGTATTGCAATTAAAGCAGACGGAACACGATGCAAATCTTATTCAATGAATGACTCTTCTTACTGTGTATTTCACAGTGGAGCTATCATGGGTAGAAATAGCAAAATGGATCTCAGTAAAGCGATTATTGGTAGAAAAAAGCCTAGAAGAACTTACAGATACTATCTTGGTAAAAAGATTGGTGAAGTTCCCAGAATTCAACGACTTAAAGAACTGGAAAAGTTCTATGATGATGGTGGACTTATCGCAACAGCCATTGACTCTTATGTTAGTGTAGCTGTAGCCAATGGTTATCAATTTTTAGATGTAATTACAGGTGAACGAAACACTTCTGCCACAAAAATTCTAGATGAATTAGATGCGAGGGTAAACTATCACGAAATGTTTGTGAAAATTTTCCGTTCGATTCTTATTTACGGATTCTGTTGGGGAGAAAAGATTATTGAAGGCGATAAAATTGTCGGATTAACCTTTTTAGCACCATACGAAATCGCTATAGAAAGAAAACCCAAAGGCAAAATTACAGAATTTACACAGGTACGATCTGGTAGTGTACTAGCAAAATGGTCAGGAAAGACATTAGATGATGTATTCTTTATCACAGCTTCTAAAAAGCACTCAGAATTATACCCTGTCGGACTATTAGAAAGAGCTTATAACGAATCTAAAGCGTGGAAAGATCAAGGTGCAGACCTTGGGGCAGTTACGAAATTCGTATCTTATCCTTTCAGGATTGTTAAAGTTGGTAACGATGTTTATCCAGCCAGCGAAGCAGCCGTAGAAAAGGTAGGTGATGAGGTTCAGAAACTAGATCCCGGTGATTGGTTAGCAACTCGACACAACTTAGAATTTGAATTCCATGCTCCTGAAGTACCAGATGCACTTGTAGCACAATATAAGGAAAAGACTCGACAGTTAATTGTCAGCCTTGGTGTGCCTAGCATGTACACTGCACTAGAAGAAGTTGACGCTAATACACTTAAAGAAATCAGAGACATATTCAACTCAACAGTTAGAACATTACAAAAAACAGTTATAGAACAGGTAAGTAGACAAATATTCAAGAAAGAGTTTGAATTAAAAAACAAACTAAAGAAAAGAACAGATAAACTACCCGCACAATTGACTTGGAATCCTTTAACAGTAGCAGTTTTATCAATATTAGAACTAACACAGTTAGTTACTACTGGTGTTGTTGGATTAGAAGAAGCACGTAGAATCTTAGAATCTATGGGATACGGATTACTTCGAGGAGACGCATGGAGAGACGACCTTGCACCAGTTGCAGAGGCTCCTTTATTGGCTCCTAAAGAATCGCATCCAACATCAGATGATCCAGATAAGAAACCTACAAAACCACCTACAAAAGATACAGATAGACCTCCTACAAAGAAACCATCAAATGACCCAAAAATTAAAAAGCCACAACCTAATGCTCCAAAAATGAGCTATAGTGATTGGCTAGCTGGTATTGAACAATTAACGAAGATTGACAAATTCGCTGCATTTAAATTGCTGAAAAACAAGTTGGAAAACGCAGAAATTTCCGCTTAATTTCCCTTTTTTATAATTTATTTCGAAGGATTTATTAATAAGTAAAGGTATAAATAATTAGTATGGAACTAAATCTTACATATAGCTCTCCTATTAATTTTGGAGAGGAAGATGACGACAAATTACCTTTAATGGTCACTGGCATGTCCTGTAGAGCAGGATTCATTGAAAACAAAATGTTCATTATTCCAAAAACTGAACTTCATAATATTGCTGAATCTCTATCAAAAGGGATTGACAATCACGGAGCATACATATTAAAAGATCATGGATACACTTCAATGTTTTCCAGTAAAAGTGTTGATAAACTTGTTGGCAGAATCGTAGAAGGTACTGTCAGTGGTAACACTGTCTTATACAAAGGAAGAATTGAAGATGAAGACATGGCTCACAAAATCAGAAAGAAATTAGTCACAGCATCATCCGTAGGTTTATACGTAAACGAACTTTATTGCAGTATTTGTGGTAGAGAATATGGAAATGTAGAATGTAGACACTTTATCGGTGATCAATATCCTGATGAGGGATTACATGACATCGCAAAAGATTACTTAGATGATATGGGTGGAAAAGTTTACGCTGCCATCGTTGGTAAAAACATGGAAGCAAGAGAACAATCAATCGTATTATTCCCGGCAATCGAAGGTGCAACTATTGGTGCAGGTTTAAACTTCTCAGAAGATACTCAGAAACTCTTTGATGATATTGAAAAGAAGAAAAAGGCTGTAATAACTGCCGATGCAATATTAGCAACAGGTCTGCTACCAGCAACAAACCCTGCATATATAGCAGAAGGTGTAATAGAACAAGCTAAAGAAGACAAACTAACTGTTTTAGAGACACAAATAGCCTCAATTGAGAAGAAACTGTCAGAAAAAATAAAAGGATTTAATAAGGACTTTATACTTAATACAATCAGAGAATCAATGACTGACGAAGATTATACACAAAAAATAGCTGATCTGCAATCAAGCGTAACTAATTTAGAAAACACACTTAAAGATGCAAAGTCTGATAAAGACGCACTAGAAAGTGAAAAGACTAAACTAGAAACAAAAGTTACAGAACTACAAAGCAATATTGACACAGCAAATGACATTATCAAGAAATATAAAGATGAAGCAACTAAGAGACTTGAAAAAGAAAGAAAGGGACTCGTCAAAGAAGCATCTGATCTAAGGGAAAGTTTAGAACTACCCGAAAGAGATTATTCAGAAGTAACTATTGACTTAGTTAGAAACGATCTTGAACTTTTGAAAGACATTCCTGTTAAAGCTAAAGGCAAAGGCGAAGTCGCAAAAGACCCTAGCCTAGCCGAAGACCTAAAGGAAGACATTAGAGAACTAATCTTTAAAACACGAAAATCAGGCGATAAGAAAGGACTAAGATCCTTACCAAAGGTGGATTGATATGGGAGATCAACAATACGAATTTGGACTAGCACAAACATGGTCTTTCGAAGCATCCGTTAATACTACATCAGGAGTCCTTTGCTACCTAACTGGTGGTAAGGTTAGAGGAACTACTGCTGTAAGTCAACACACAATTGGAATTTCACTTATTCCGGCATCTGCTGGAAAACAAATTTCAATCATGATGCAAGGAATCGCTAATGCTCTCGTTACTGGTGCATCTATTACTGCTGGAGTCCTTTTGGGGCCCGGAGCAGGAGATGGAGCCTTACGTGCAAGAGCACATAGCCAACTTAACGAAAGTAGATACGACTCTGCAATCGCACTTGAATCAATTACAACAGGTACTAGAGGGAAGGTAAAACTTCTGTGGTGATAAGATATGTCATATAACACAAGTCTTGGAATGCTTATCGATGACGTTGTTTACGAACAAATCATCGAATTTATGGCTGACGCAGACGTAAGCAGAAGAATTTATCCAATAGATATACGAAACGAGGGTGACTCAATCAAAATTGTTAAAGAGGGAACATGGCCAGATGCACTAGAAGTTGCAGAAGGTGCTGAAGTACCAATTTACCAACCAGACTATACCGAAGTTACAGAAATCTACAAGAAAATTGGATACAGAACTCAAATTACGCACGAAATGATCACGGATGAAAGATGGGATATGGTTGCAAGGGCTGCTCGAAAGGCAGGACAGCAATTAGCTCTCAAAGTTTCAATTGACGTACTTCGAGAAGCATGGAATTCAACTGGAGTCCAGACATTTACTGTCTCAGGACGATGGGGAGGAGCCAACGCTGACGAAATCGGAGACATCGCAAACTGTATAGGAAAGCTATCAGTTAAGAATTACGGTTATGACCTACTGGTTGTAAACCCTCTTGACTATGCACACCTCGCAGCAATGGACGAATTCATCCACAAAGAGAAAGGCGGAGATATCAAGAAATACGAAGTCGGAAGCATTATGGGATTAGACGTTATCGTTACACCTATGATGAGTGAGAACAACTTCTTAATGCTTGATACTGAAAACGCTGGTCGGCTATTCATCAGAGAAGATTTAAGACGAGCAAAGTATAATGAAGTCACTAGAGACGTTGAAGGACAGGTATTTTTCCTAAGATACCGAGAAGCAACTATCGCTCCAAGTGCCATCATTTTCGCAACTGGTTACTAAATCTTTTCACATATTTTCTTTTTTTTATTTTTAATTAACGCAAGAGTGGTAACTATGGTTAAAATTAAAGGTGTTCCGGGCGGTACTGTAAAATTTAGTTATCATCCAAGTGATTTAACAGATTTGAGTAAATATATAGATGAGACACTTAAAAATGTAGTAAAAAATGTAAACAGAGCTATACATCTTTATTTGGAAGATGATTTAAAACCTTATCAACAAGCAAACCATAAATGGCGTAATGTAACAGGAACTCTTAGAGCAAGTCACAAAGTCTATCAAAATAGAACTGCTGATAATAAACGTTTTGGTTATGGATGGACAATTGTAGCAAACCCATATTTAGATCCTCAAGAGGGAAAAATAGTATTAGAAGATTATGCAGAAGTGCTTGAAAAAGATCCAAGGTATTCATGGTTCTATCAAGGACATGAAGATCAAAAAGAATTGTTATTTGATAGGGTTGATAATGCTGTGACAAAAGCACTTAAAGAAAGTTAATAGAAACACTTATATTTTAGTTATTTCTTTTTATATAGTATAATGCCAACAGAACAGTATGCAATTGATGCATTTGTAAACGCATGTCAACAAAGTCTAGTAGATATTGAACAAGTAGATATTGATGGCAACCCTATTAGTTTTAGACCAAACAAATCTGATTGGATAGCATACGGTTGGGACAGCCAGAGATGGCGAGATCACGACCTACCACAAGTTGCTATACATCACGTTGGAGGAATGACAGAAGGACAAGATACTGCTAACGCTAGATGGGAATTACTGTCTATGCAAGTAGATATTATGGCATCTGGAATTGCACAAAGATCAAAACTTGCTGGCGAATTAAAAGGTGGATTCTTTAATCACGCTAATCGATCAAGCCTGTTACGTTCTGGTGTCAACTTTAATAGCATTGTCGGAGAATATGATGTCATCGAGGATGAAATGTTGCCTCAAGAAGTTTACACCAAGCAATTAACATTTAAATGTTATTACAATACGTCTGGTGCATGAATTGGTAGATATACAAATAACTACAGATGAACCTAAATCCTCTTATTTTATTTCAAGACTTATTGAAGCTGGAATATCACCTAAACTAGAAAAATTACCCACAGGAGACTTTTTAATATTTGGAAGAACGCAAGATGATTCGGTTTTAATTGAACGTAAAACTGCTTCAGATTTCTTAGGTTCTGTCGAAGGTAAAAAGATAGCTCCCGGTCAATGGGAAAATGGTAGAATTTGGGATCAACTTAAACGAATGAAAGAAACTGGAATTAAAGATAGATGGGTTCTTATCGAGGGTAGCCCATATAATCGAAGATTAACTTCATTCAGAAAGAAAGGATTCACAAAAAATAGAATATGGGGTGCTTTGAGAGCTATTAGAAAATGGGATTGTTGTGTTGAATATACTAAAAACATAGATGAAACTATTGAATATTTAATATATTTAGTTAAACAAAAAAAGAAACCTAAAAAAGTTTTTGCTTTACGTTCAAGTCCACCTAATTCTATGAGTCCGTCTCAAAAGAGACTATACATCTTACAGGGATTTCCCGGAGTTGGGCCCAAGACATCTAGAAAGATTATGCGAGAACATAAGACACTGTTACATTTCTTTAACAATATAAGTAAGTCTAAATCTGTAGGTAAAAAAATAAAAAAGGATATTAAGAAAACGCTAAACTAGAGACATTCCCGGATCGATTTTAACATCTAATCCGAAGATTTTCTTTAACCAAGATATAAACTTTTCCCATAAACCTTTTTCTGGAATAGGTAAAGGTATGTTGTCTTGATACCATACAACCCACATTTCTGCATTTGATTGTAGCCACATCTTAGTCCAAGGGTTATCCGTCTTGCTTTTTTGCTCTTCAAAGTGGTTGATCATATTTTGATAAACTTCTTCGATTGGTCTATCTTCACAAAATCTCTGATATGCACCTTCAACAAATACTTCACCAAACAATTCGTGATCTTCCATTGTAAAGCCTAATGATTCCAGAGATCCCCAATATTCTTTTGCTCCTTTGTGATAAGCCTCTACTCCCAACTCTTTCGCAGATAAACATGCCATAGCAAATACTTTTTTGCCTTTCAATTTATCTGCATCTTTTATTGTAATTAACTTTGATTTATTATGCCCTATTAAAGCAGATTCAATGCCATGATCGAAGAAAACAATTATATCACTTTCTTCTAAATTTCCCATGAACATTACTGGAGTTGCATCTTCTCCTAAGAGTGACGTTATTATTGGAGGATTATGTGTTTTACATCTTTCTAAAAATTTCTCATTCCAGAGTGTGCACACTTCTGTTGGCTTGTCGAATTTGGGTGATACGTTTAGCAGTTTCTTAGTCATGATCAATTCACCTTAAACATTTGGACTGTTTTATTGATTTGTTCATCTGTAATTGTTTGTGGTGATAAAAGTATTCCTCTTTCCTCTTGACATTGGCATCCGTTTGCTTTCAATGCAAAAGTTAAAAGTTTTACAGCTACTTTATCCTGATTAACCATGTGATTTCTGACTTCTTTGACTTTATACGTTTTCCCACCGACAACAAAGAGTATATCGTTTGGTTCCTTTGTTTTTAGATGTTCTAGTATAGCATCAACGATAGGTTTAAATTTTAATGTGATGCCCAATTTACTTGACAAATAATGTATAAGTGATTTACTTATTAAATGTTTCTATTTTTAGTTTAAAAAAGAGTAAATATTGTACGTTTAAATTCCGAGGTGTGTTTTGATTAGTGCGAGGTCTGCTAATATTTCGTCTGAAAGGTCTTTGTTTAATTTAGTTTTATCTTTCACTTCTTTGTCTAATTTTTTAAAGTTGTCGTGTGTTAGTTCTTCAACTGCTTTTGTTATAAAAGCGTATATTTTTAAGTCTGACATAGATATTCTTTCGTTTTTACCTATTTCAATGAGGATTTCTTTACCTTCAAGTGATGATTTCACTTTAACGTATCGTTTTCCATCTTTAGTTATTGTTGTTGCTCTCATGATTGTGCCACCAAGAAATCGTCTATTCGGAAGAAAAATTCATTTCCGGCTTCTCCAGCAGAACCATTACTACCACTGTCGGAATATCCACCTGCTCCTCCTGATGCACTGCCACCAAGATTATCGCTGTCAGCAATATTGATGATCATTCCACCACCTCCACCACCTCCACCACCTCCATCTCCGGAATATTGTGGATCGTTTCCTACTCCACCTACTCCTCCCGCTCCGCCTCTAACGTATGCGTCTAATGCATTTCCTAAGTTTGTAGTGACAGTTACGATAATGCCTCCTGCACCACCGCCTCCTGCTCCTCCTCCTCCGTTATCGCCCGGAGCACCACCAGTATATTGTTCACCGTCTCCTCCGTCTCCTCCTGCTCCCCAGAGTCCGCCACCGCCTCCACCTCCACCACCCGGAATCCAAGAAGATGCAGTACCCAAACCTCCTCCGCCTCCTCCACCTCCAGTTGATCCATGTCCATAGAGAATTGGCATTCCAGTTAAGCCTGCATTATAAGCATATTGTACTGCGAACGTAGATAATTCCCATGCTGGTGGAGAACCTAAGCCACCTAAACCATTACCTTCAGATTGGTTATATTCTGCTCCTGTTCCTCCAGTTGGTGCGTCAAATGAGTTTCCTTCAAATTGTCCAACCCATCCATCTTCTCCAGTTTCACCATCTATGCCGGAAATGCCTTCATAACCGCTTTTACCTAAATTTCCACCGCTTCCATCTGCGATAATGCTACCACTACCGTGTAGATTCTTTGCGAATATCATCAAGACTCCTCCAGCGTCTCCGCCTCTTCCTCCTCCATTAGCATACATTGCTCCTGATCCTCCCGGTGCAGAGTATCCTACTTCGATAGTTCCATTAATAACACATGATGCATGAACATATATTATCAATGATCCTAATTCTGTATATAATTTATCTCCTGCATCTACAGTAAGATTTTCGTACATTTTGACGGGAGTTGTTAACAATACATCTCCTGATGTTTGTAAATCTCCGTCAGTTCCCATTCCCCACCATGAATCAGACAAAGGCACATGCGTTAGTTTCCTGTCTGATGTATAGGCATCGTCCCATGCTTTTGACACGTCGGTTGGCACCCAATTTACTCCGTCACTAAAGTACACGATATCATCTGATGTCAGATATACGTGTTTTCCCGCCCATCCAGCAGCCGCAGGAAGCGAACCCGTCGGGTAGATAGTAATCGATCTTGTACCGTCTGTCAAGGCGATTGTACCATCTGTTTCGGTCTTAGTGATTGTTCCTGCAAAGATGTGGTTTGCTGTGATTACGTCAGCATCGATGTGCCGACCTTTGATAGCATCTGCTTCTATCATCCCTTGTGTAATTCTAGTATAGGTGTTCGGGACAGCACCTAATCGATAAAGTGACTTGATATCATCTCCTGATACCTGTCTATTCCATAATTTAAATTCGTCTAGATAACCATTTAAATTCGTCCATCCTGAGTCATAAGGATTGTCTCCTATTCTCTGGACTAGAATATTTCCAGTAGCGGTTTGTGATGCTCCTGTAACATCTTCACCGTCCATGTAAATTTTGATATTGTTTGATCCATCTCTTGTAATTACTAGATGGAACCATGTAGCTGTTGGAAACGTAGTATTAATACCACACAATTGTGTGTCTCCAACTGTATAAATTTGAATTCCTTGTGCATCTGTTGCAAAAGCTATTCTACCGTTTGCGTAAGCAGTTGCGTGTCCACAAATTCCCGGAGTTCCTCCATATCCTACGATATTGAACCATCCTGATACTGTCCACGCTCCTGTTAATGTAATTGTTGAACTTAGATTTATCTTTGAACCTGAGTGTGGTGTAAAGTCTGCACCTGAACCAAACTTACCGCTAGTCGTCCAAACTGCGGGAGCAGAAGCTCCTGAACCATCAAATGCTCCAGAAATTGCTGTTCCGCTATAGTCATGTGCATAATCTTCTCCTTGATCGTCTTCGAAAGGTAAGTGTAATTCTATATCTTCAACACTCAATCCTAAAAAGATAGCGTCTGCTGAAATCTTTCCTGCTGTAACTGCTGAAGCTGAAAGGTGTGTAGTAGTAATTGCACCTGCTTCTATGTGTGCGGCTGTAATTTCTCCTGCTAATATATGTGTACCTATAACTTGATCTGCACCAATTTTGTTTGTTGTGATTGCACCAGCTTCAATTTTAGCTGCAACTATCGCACTTGCTGCAATTTTCTCAGTTTCGATTGCTCCTGCTTTGATATTGTTTGCAATGATTGAGCTAGGAGCTATAACTCCTGAAGTTACAACACCATCTAACAGTTTCTCTCTAGTGATGGCTGCCGCACTAATGACATTTCCTCTGATAGCATTGACAGCGATGTGATTGTTATCTACAGCTAAATCTGCAAGTTGTAATGCTGTAATTGCATCTTCTCCAATATCACCACTAGCTATAAATCTTTGGAATCCGCTTGCGACACTACTGAATCCTGAAATATTTCCAACTCTGTCCACTGCTTTAATTGCATAATAATAATAATCTTCATACGAAGGTAACTCTACATCTGTAAAGTATGTTGTTCTAACTTCAGCAAGTTTTGAACCTGAGTTGATATAACTTCCTGTATGTTTCCAGAGTTCATAATAATCCAAGTCTCCTTCACTACTTTCAGTCCATCTAACTCTAATTCCTTCTTTAACATTTGATGTTGTAGGTGTTGCAGGTGTTCCCGGTGCTCCCGATGGATTATCTAAACCACCTGAAGGTACTGAATAAATTCCTTGATCTTCTAAGTCTCTTTGACCGTTTAATATTTTTTCTAATAGTGCTTCGGACACATCTACTTCAACATCTGCTATTGTAGCTTTCTTAGTAATTCTCCAAATTCGGAAATCTCCCTGTAAAGTTAAACCTATTTCTGAAAGGGTAATTTCGTCTCCGGGATATAGTCTATAAGCGTATGCCATATCTATAGCTAATTTTACTCCACTTGATTCTTTGTTTAATTGTGCTAGTTTATATTCTGCTATTCTATCAAGTGAATCTTCGTCTGCAATTCTTTTCTCTGTGAATACTGCGACATCTGTTCCTGCACCAGCTTCTCCTAATATGTCGTTTCCATCTAGGTCATATCCACGAATTTCTACTTTATCTCTTTTTGCGTGTCTATCAACTGCTCTACGTGAAACTGTTCTAACAGGTATAACTCCTTTTGGAGATCCTCTTGTACCGATAGTAATATGTGTTCCAGTTTCAGGATAATAGTCAAGATTTAAAGATTGTGCTAAGAATTTAACTGCATCCATACAAATTGTTCTATTATATCTTACTGAAACTGGATCAGCAGTAGCTCCTCCTGAAGATACTCCTCCGGCTGTTGCAATAGCTGTCAAGATTGAGTTTCCTGTAGCTGTAGCATAATCATAATCTCCGTTAATATATTTTTTACTTAACTTATCATATACTGTGTCAAAAATGGTACATTCTAAAGTGCTATCTAAATATTTAACTTTCTGTAATGTCCCTTCAAAAATTGAAGTATTGAAAAATTTAATTTCTACTGATACATCAACATCTACTAGGCTTCTATTAGATTCATTATTTTCTAAAGATATAATTGCATATTCAATACCATTTAATTCTTGCCTAATTTCTTTTACTGTTGCAGGAAGATAAGCTCCATTTAAATAAACCGCATACGTCATTATATATCACCAAAGCTCTGAGTTTTATCAGCTAATGTTAGTTTCCATGATAGGCTTCTAGTGTTTCCGCCTTCCTCTTCAATTGTCCAATCCATGATTGTATAGATTCCATCGTATCTTGATCCGGGAGCGTTTAATTTCCAACCCTGTCCAACATACATTGCATCAAACCAATAATCGTTAGCTGTACCTGATGATGTTGATGGTTCAATAACTATGCTTCTAATTTTGTCCCAACCTGTAGGAGATCCAACTGTATTTACGATAGATGATGTGTAATCTGCTGTTGAGATTGCTATAAAGGCTTGTTCCCAAGTTTGATCTGTTGTAAAGTAAAATCTATATCCGTTAGTTTTACCTGATTCTACTTCGTTATAAAAGGTGACTTGGAATGATCTATCGTTGTCTCCTTTGTGCCAAATACTTACAAAGTTATGATGTTTAAAATCTTGATTTGTATCGAAGTCTCGATATATTAATCCACCTCCATCAAATCTTACCCTGACAGATTTTTCATATTGTACTTGATCGTTACCTGTCATTTTAAACATGCTAGTGTTTTCTTCGTGCCATGTAGAAGTTTGTGCTGTTACACCTGAACCAAAGGCATCTCCCAACAGTGGTAAATCTATAACCATACGTGTGCTTGCATATCTTTCTATTGGTTCTATATATGTACTGTAAATTGTTGATAACGGACTAATATTATCAAAGAATTCTCCTTCCATAGATATTTGTTTATTATCTGGGCCCATGTGTAGTAACATAGGAGCCTCTAAGAATCTAGGAATCTTTTGTGATGTAAGTTTTGATTTAAATGCCACTTTATTAGGTGGCTTCGGAAACGTTACTCTACCAAATGTCCAACTCATCGTGATACACTCTCTACTTTTTCTGCTATTGCTCTGCTAACTTCGTCTACTAAGTAGTCTATGTCAGCGTTTGATGTTAATGTGAATTCTCTAAATACTATATCGAAAGCATTAGTTTGTGTTATAGGTGTAGGTTGTCCAATTCCACCAATGATTCCCATACTTGTCTGTGCTGATGTAAATCCTAATAATGAATTTCTCGCCATATCATATCCCTTTGTCGCCAGTGACATGTTTCTAAATATGTCATCGCCTATGCTACGCATATATATTTCATCTGTGGTTTTTTGGAAATTTGATTGAGAATCTGACATATCATCGGTTGCATTAGTTGCATCTTCCATTGCTTTTCGTGCTAGTTGTAATTGATCTGCAATTTCGGCTGTTGTTAGCATCATATCGTTTGCTCTTTGTGTTGCTATTAATTCTTCATCTGAGAAATTTCCAAGTGAGTCTGCAAGAGTATTATTAATCACACCTAATTGTATTTTTGCTGCTGCTTCTTCTGCTAATGCTTTATTTTGTGCTAATATTGCTCTTTCCATCTCTGACATTTCATTTAATTCGTCTTCTGTTGCTATATGTGTAGGTAATGATTCGTTTCCTGTTCTAGCTCCTCCACTTGAGTAATCAATTTTTGCTCCGTCTATGCCTAATAATTTCTTTAACCAAGTCGGCAATTTATTTAATAATCCTTGTATTGCTTTGAAAACTGCTCTACTTATACCATCTTTCATACCTGACCAAACTTTATCAAACGCTGCCGTCCAATCTTTTAACCATGTTGGTAAATTTTGTGCAACCAATACTACAGCAGTTCCAATTGTATTTGCTATAAGAGTTCCTATACCTAAGATGAAATTTACAAGTGATTCAAAAACTGATGGCCAATAGACTTTATCGAAATGTCCTTTAAATGTTCTACCAATATCTCCAATTAAATCAAATATCCATGTAAGTAAGTTCATTGCAAATACCGATAGATCATAGAATACTTGTTCCCAATCTATTTTTCCAAACGTGTTAAATGCCCATTCATAAGCACTACCTATCCATTCTGCCATTCTTAATAATATTTTACTTGTAAAAGTTTTTAATGTTTCAAATGCTCCTGCCCAATCAATTCCTGAAAGGACACCCCAAATATAATCTGCTGCAATCACAAAGTATTCTTCTATTTTATCTAATATGTCATCTACATCAACACCAAATGCATCTAATCCAAGTGCTGCCAATGCAAATGCCGCAATTAATAGAGGGATTCCACCCATAAGTCCTAAGAACCCACCAAACAATGTAGATACAAGCGAAATTACAGGCCCCAATATAACTCCTAACGCTTGTAGAGGTACTGACATTGTGAATAGTGCTAATCCTACCAAAACTAATATTGGTGACAAACCAATTAATATACCTAAGAATTTAGCTATCTCTGGTAGATATGGTTCTAATACTCCAAACAACCATGTCATAGCATTTGCTGCAATTGTTAACCCATCAGCGAATGCTATTAACATATTTCCGCCATGTTTTTCTAACAAATCGAACAGCTTGGTGAGAGGCCCTTCAGGCCCAACTAATGATTCCATAACTGCTATAACTTGAGGCCCTGCTTCATCCCAGATGATTCTTAATATGCTTGCAAGTTTGTGAATTGCTGGTACAAATATTCCTGCGATATCTCCTCCAATTTTTCCAAAAGCATTGTTCAAGTCCGTCATTGCAGCTTGGAAATCATACGCTGCTTTTGGGCCTTCTGATATTGTATCGATAAATGCTTGTTGTGTTCGATCAGTTAATGTTCCTTGTGCTGACATCCAAGCCAGTGCAAATCCTACGTCTTGGATCATTTTTTCCCAATTTCCAAAGTTTGCTAATGCTTTACTTAAAACTCCAGTTAAAAATCTGGTCATCATCCTTCCCATCATTGTAAGACGGAACCCGAACCATGCTAATGTTCTACCTGCACCTTTAAGCATTTTTGCTAGATTTCCAAAACCTATACCTGCTTTCTTTGTATCTTTAGGTTTTTGTTGCAGTTCTTGATCTAATTGTCCAGCTTGATTTGTTGTATTTCCCATTGCAAATCCTGCATTATTTATACCATTAATAAAACCTAAAAATCCTGCATGTGCACCTTGCACTCTAGTTTTTAAATTTCCATATCCTTTTTGAGCATTTATTAAATGATTCTGAAGCACTTTAAATGTTGACATTTTCTTACCTACTGTCGCCAAGTGGTGTTGTATATTGGGATCGATTTTAGCTAATGCTTTCGGATCAACATAAGGTACTATTGGAAAGTTTGGTGCAGTTTTATTTGGCCCCATGACAACATCCCTAACTTTACTTGCTTCTTTAATTTTGTCCATTACATTTAGAATTTTAGGGAAATTTTTAAGATGAGGAAACGTAGTCAATGTAGCAAATTCTTTGTTTGCAGTGGCTAATTTCGTAAAAGACTTCTCCATTGTATCATTGGCGTTTTTAACTACTTTAGCTACTCCAGCGTACTCAGATGCGTCTCCGCCAATATCAATTTGGACTTTCTTTCTATTTGTTGACATTTATCTCATCTTCCTGTTTGCTCTTCGTTGGGCTTCTTTCTCTGCTTCATTCCTAATCTTGTAAGCACTAAGATCATTCCTAATCTTGTAAGCACTAAGATAGGCTATTTTTTGGTATCTGGTCATATCCACAATAGAATGGTTTGATAGCTTATGACCTTCAAGTATCATGATGGTATAAGCTAACCCTTGATCACTCTTTAGGAAAGGACTCTACTTCTGTCTCTGCGTCGGCTCCGAACCCACTCAGTTCCAGAACTGCTTGCCCTGCTTTTGCTGATTCGCCCAATGCAAATGATTGTTTGATTAATGCTTTTTTGATTCCTGAAGATACAGAAACTAAACTCCAAAAGAAGTCATAGTCTTTAGCATCTAATTCGCCAGAACCCATGTTATTAATCCTATCCATTCCGACATCAGCGAATATTTCAATAATTTCACCCTCTCCGAGTGCTCTTATCGGTAAAAGACCAACCTCACCTGTAATCAACTTAACAGGAACTTCATCTGTAACAGATTTTCCTTTAAGAAGTTTTGCGGTAATTCTGATACCTTTTGCTTTATCCACTTTCTTCTTTTTCTGGATTTTTACTTTTGCTGCCTGAACTCTTTCAGCAGATGCTTGCTTTTTTGCTTGCTTTTCTGCTTGCTTTTTTCCTTCATCTATGCTCATATTCTCACCTTATTTTTAAACCACTACTAATGCAGGTATGTCTACAGTATTTGTAGCCCACCCGTCTGAATTTATTTCAGCATCATACGTCCCTAATCTACACCCACTGAATGCAATTCCTCTATCCGTACCGCTAAAAGCGATTGCGAACGGAGTCAATGCTCCAGTAACTAAACTTTGATCCATAAAGAATCCCAATGCTCCAGAGTCAATCCAGAGTCCTTCTAAGTGTGCCGAAACGTCGTATGCTCCCGCTTTAATACCCCATCCTTCTCTCTTTCCTACACCGTGATAAACATCAACGTTGTGTTCCTGAGTATATGATAAAACATTGACTAACCCAATCTGTGTCCCACTTGCGAAATCGTGTCCCACTAGACCATGTATGTCATCGCCTTCTGCGTAATAAACCGTGAAGTCTCTTCCAACTTGTACTGTTGCCATTTCATATCACCTAATAACTCTTAATTGTCTTAGCTCTGAAGTTGACTGATTCTGTAATCCAACCGTCTTGCGGTAAGTCCAAGTCCCAACTCTCAACTGAACAACCGCTTAACACGATTGCTGTGTCTGAGAATGATGCTGCAATATCGAAAGATACTGGATTAACTAATGTGGATAGTGCTGCCGAACCAAACAGAGATACGTCAATAAATCCATGATCGATTGTTCCTGTGATTTCTCTGATAGCCTCTCTACGGGCTGTCATATCATAGTCACCAATCTGCGTGAATATTTGTAGTCCTCTGTCAATTGATATAGATCCGTTTGCGAAGCCTATTTCTACGGCTCCTTTAAGTATGTGCCCTTCCCATGTTCTCTTTGCTACTGACATTTAATTAAAAGTAAGGCTTTCTCCTTAATAAATCCTTCGAAAGATTTAAATTAGAGTAATTGGTTTAATTATATATTATGCCTAGAAAACGCAAAGTTGGCTATACTTCTATATCTGTACCTATTCATATCAAGGAAAGATTGAAAGAATATGGAGAATTCGGGGAAAGTTGGACTGAGTTATTTACAAAAATGATGAATGAAATAGACACTTTAAGATTGATGAAAGCAAGATACAGATTAAAGTAAACCTTTAATCCAATTCAGATAATCTTGTTCATGTCTTTCCCAAGGAAATGCTTCAATATGTTGTCTAGCTTTCAGTCCTATATCAACACAAGCATTTCTATCATCATACAGACCAGATAATAATTCACCTAGTTCTTTTACATTTCCAGCGTTAAGAACGAATCCATTTCTACCATTATAGACATGTTGCCTAGTTCCTGTAGTGTTTGTTATGATGGGTAAAGTTCCGCAAGCCATAGCTTCGTATGTAGCTAAAGGACAGCCATCTTCGTATGCAGGTAAACAAAATACGTGTGATTTTTGGTAAAGTTCAACTAAATCATCTACCCATCCAAAGTGTACGTTGTCAGATTCAAATGGTGTATTTTCTTTAAGCCATGCTCCTAGATTATCTGGAACACCACAAACATATAACTTGGCTTTTTCAAATTTTAAATTGTCCCACGCTTGTAAAAGAGTCATTAAGCCTTTTCTTTTCCAGTTTGATCCTACAAAAACTACTTGAAATTCTTCAGCTTTTTCATTGTTTTTAGGAACATTGAACTTTTCTAAGTCAACTCCGAATGGTACAATTTTAGCTTTTCTATGTAACCCTACATCTTTAAGAGAGGATAAAATAAAATCAGAAGGTATAAATATATGGTCACAAAGTTCTAATTCTTCTGCAAACTTTTTCATGTGTAGATGATTTGGACGGTATAATGGTGAATTTTTTAACAGTTGATCTTGAATATATGGATGAGCACTATAAAGATTTACAATTGAAACTGCGTCGGGATGCGTCTGTAATTGATACAAACATTGTGCTCCCCATGTGTGAATAACCTCTGGGTTTTCCATTCCTAATGCTGTAACACCATCAAAGAAGATATCTCCAGCTAAATAACCAATAGGATAGCTATATTTCAATTCGGGAATATAAGTAACTAATCTATCATCATTAACTGGTTTTGACATCTTAGTAGTGTATATTTGTTCAATTAAGTTATTGTCAAGTAAAGGTTTAACTTGATGCCAAGCAGTTGTTCCAATACCGGAGCCACCGATATCCATCTTGCCTGTATAAGTTACTTTCATTTTTTACCAATCTTATTTAGAAGTTTATCCGTTTCAAGTGTTGGAAGTTTTTTAAGGAGTTCATTTCGTTCTTCGATTTGTTCTGGTGTTAATTTAACAAACTTTCCTCTCCCTCTCTCCTTATTGTTATAAGTGACAGAATTTCCCGGAGGCATTGCACAACGATAAAAAATTATTTTAGTGATGGGAACTTTTTTATTCTTTTTATTATCTTCCTCTCCTAGCATCTGAATTTGTTCCTCTGCTTGTGGACAGTCAACGCAATACAGATAACAATCATTCATCATACCTCGCTGACTTCTAAGGATTATTTCTTTCGTTATTACTACTGGTTTAGACATAACATTTTAACCAACTTATCTTTTAATAGATGATCTTTATTGACTCTATCAAGTCCAGCCTTTGCTATTTTCTCTCTTTCTTCAGGTTCTTCTAAATATTTATAGATCAAATATCTGGCTTCCTTGGGAGTGTCATAAGCAATATATTCAGTTCCCTTATTTAAAGTTTTCTCTATGCCTTCTCCTGTGTCTGAGAGCAATGCAGTACCGCTTGCAGGGCCTTCTATTGTTCTCATATTAGGAGTAATGCCGGGAACATAGTGATTGTTCAACACAAAATTAGAATTTGTCATGATTGTCATAAAGTCCTCATTGAGATATCTAGCCTCTCCTCGGAGATATGGTGTATTTGGTGGCCAACTATTACCCCAGATAGCTACTTCGTAGGGTAATCCTGCTAATATTTTAAGAATTCTAGGGCTTCTATGTACGTGTGCCGTTCCTGCGAAGACAATATCGCTTTTATATTTTGGATCATCACTGTAAACTGGTTTATGCCAATCTGGATCTATTCCTACCGACATCCAAGGGTGTCCTTGACTGTCCTCACAAAGATAATATTTATCATAATGTTCAATTAGACCTTCAAACTCAGCAAACCTGTTAGCATTATCTAGCCACCAGTTCACCTTGAATGCGGTAATATCTTTGATAACTCTCGGACTAATTCCTCTTCCTTTAATTGTAAACAATATATCTGGTTCAAACCCGTTCACATAGAATTTTACCATTTGGTCACTTTTGTGTTGCTTTCCAAAATTGACAGCTTGGAGCATTCTATGATCTATACCTAATACACGATGTCCCATTTCACGTAGGGCTTTGACAATTAAGTGTCCATAAGCACCCTCTTGAAAAGTGCTCATGACAAGTATTTTCTTATTCATCACGCTTACCTATAGCTAGCAGATTTCCATACCAATCTAGTCCCATAGAAGCACATATCTGTCGTTGACTTTCATTCATAACTTTGTATTGTTCTGCTTGATTAGGGTTTTCCCTAGCTAATTGTTCTCTTCGTGCATGTAGCCCTTTACCTCTTTTCATTATTATTTTATCGAAACCTAAATGTTTAAGTAATCCATAAATCCAATGTGAAGGATATATTGTTACATGTTGTGGATCGTTGTATATGTAATCTAAACAACTTGCGTTGGGTGTCATTAATACAATATCGCCATCGATATATTTGTTTAATCTTGCCAGTGTATCGTAACCTTCTTTTAAAGATAAATGTTCCAAGACATCTAGTAAAAATAGTCCATCAAAGTGTCGTGGTGAATATGTGTCTTCAAATTCTTCTAGAGATTCATAGAGTGGGAAAGGTACTTTGCCTTTCAAACTTGGATCAATATCTATACCAACGTATTCGATATCATAGGGAAGTGCTTGCAAGAATTTGGTGTAAACTAATCCTCTTCCACATCCAAAGTCTAAGACTTTGTATCCTTTACCTACAACTTGTTCTATATCATCGTATTCTCTTCTGAATACGGGTAGTGTCTGCACTGGAGGTAGTTTTCCAGTGTGGTAATATTTCATTATTTCTTCATACGGTATTTCCATTTTATTCACCTAACTTTAACAGCATTTTGTAACATTTCTTCATATCTGACCATGTGTGTAATTCCTTCTACGGGAGATATTTTTGGTATCCAATCGAATTGTTTGATTACTTTTCTAATGTTGCATATAAAGACTTTCTGATCTCCTTCTCTCCAAGGGAAGAACGAATACGCATCCTCTCTCGGAGCTAGTTTATTAAGAAGTTCAAATAATTCTAATATTGATATTGTATTTAGTAGACTTCCACCAACATTAAAGACTCCTGACCTATCAGATTCTAAACCTTTAATTATTAAATCAGTTAAATCATCTACGTGGAGCATGTCTCTTACCTGTTTACCATTTCCGAAAACTTTTATTGGTTTTCTATTTACCCAACTTTTAACCATGTGAGATACCCATCCTTGATCTTCAGTACCTTGTTGGCTAGTTCCATAGATACAACTCTGTCTAAATACGAGTGTTCGTAATCCATAGGTGTATCTATAATCTTGAACATAGAGGTCGGCTGTAAGTTTTGATGTACCGTACGGTGTATGTCCTGTCAGATCAATTAAGAATGTTTCATCGATGCAAAATTTTGGATTGCCATATTCATATCTGGTATCTTGTTCAACAAGTTGTACTTTGTTTGGATTTTCACCATATACTTTATTTGTACTGGTGTACAGTATTGCCAAATCGTTCTTTCTAGCATACTCACACACTTCGAATGTTCCTCTAGCATTGTCTATAAAGTCTGCTCTAGGATCTTCCAATGAATGTGTAACTGCTGTTTGTGCGGCACAGTGTAAAATTGCATCAAAATCTTTACCAATATTGATTAATTCTGGTAAAATATTCAAGTCATTGATGTTAGCATGAATTCTAGGAATACCCATTTGTTTAGCCATGTTCCAATTAAGTTCATTTCTACCGCCAACAACTTTGTCTAAAATAGTAACATCATGCCCTTTGTTTATCAACTCAACGGCAGATGCAAATCCGATAAATCCGGCTCCTCCGGTAATTAATATATTCATTCTACTTCTCCTCTGAGCACTTCAGTAGCGATATCATTTCTCTTTTTAGCTTCATCTTTCATAAAAGAGTGGCATCTATTATTTAAGTTTTTCCATCTTTTATTGCTCATATTTAACACATGTTCGATTTTTTCTGCTACTTCTAGCGGTTCGTCAAGATTATGAACTAGGATATCCTTTAGAAGTCTTTTGTTGTCTACCCATTGTGTCATTACTGTCGAAATTAAGCAAGGTCTTTTCAATGCAAAGTGTTCTGCTACTACGTAGTCAAATGTTTCAGCGTAAGTTACCTGTAAACCTAACTTCATAGTTTGAACTGCTGTGTAATATGGATCGGGTTTTCCCATCCATCCCATGTCTGTGTATTTAGATTTAATTAAATCTGCGAACCATTTATATCTTGGTTTTAATCCACTGTAATGTAAGTGACCACCTGCTAATTTCGTTCCAAGTGTCTGAACTAGAATATTCTTTCTAGTGTCTCCCGGACAGAATAAATCTACCCAATCATCCCCTACTGGAACGTCTGGTTTAAGGCTCTTTTGAACGTCATCCCAATCAAAAGCGTATGGTAAAAGTATAACCTTCTCAGGATCAACTATTTGATCATACATACTTTTAACTGATGGTGTAGCTACAAATAATTTATCAACCATTCCTGAGTTGAGCATATCTGTGATTATGTGTATAAATGATATTTCTATTCCATTGTTTGAAAAGTCATTCTGTCCTACTGAACTTGTCCAGAACATTCCTATCGGTACGTTGGCAGCATGAATTTTCTTAACAGCTTCGTAATAGATAGGATGCCATCCACCAAGTATGACTAGCTTCTTTCCCTCTACTGTTTGTGGTGATATTTCATCACTGTGTTCTACTAAATTTGATACACTGTAGTGTTTAAGTACAGATGTTGTTCCGGGATATGCCTCTGGGCATACTGTTAATATTGGTTTTTCTTCACTCATTCTATTCTCACCATTTTAAATTTTAGAATTTTCTTAGGTTTTACACCGACAGTATTTCGTTCAATCCAATCAATAGTATAACCAATATGCTTTTCACAATGAGGACAATATTCTAAACCATCTTTTACGACTATACTCTTAAATTCTTCACTCATTTAAATAACCACCCATCTTCATAAACTATGATATCTTTAATTGTTGGAACTATGTATAATTTGTGTCCTCTAAATTTTAAAAATGATTTGACATATTTAGACAATCCATGTTTCACAAGTTTTTGAGGAATCAAAATAATAAATGGAATCTCCATTAGTTCTCCATGTGCTTTTCCAATTGCGTGTAGTATTTTAAACTTTAATTCTTTTGTTATAGTAAAATCTTTAGTTTTAACATCATAAATAAGTTTTGTCTCTCCGTCTTCGACTATTTCAATCGGGTTTCTAGCAGAGTACATGTATGATACTTTTGTGTCTTCCACTTTATCCATACTCATATTGTTGCCTCGAATATATCTATATATGTTTGTGCTATCTTTTCTACTGAGTAGTTGTCTATTACTGCTTGTCTACCTTTTTTCGGCAGTTCTTTGTTAAATAGTTCTTCGTGTGTTAGTGTATCTGCTAATAAGTCTACGTCTCCCTGTGGTGTAAAGAATACTCCCGGCATCTTCCAAAGTTCAAGAATACTCTTACTAAATGATGTGATTACAGGTACGTGACATAACAATGATTCTCCTACGACATATCCACATTGTTCAATCCACATTGGTTGATCAACGGAAGTCATAAGTGATACATCTGCCCAATTGTAAATTGCTGGTAATCTTTCATATTGTGTCCAAGGTTCTAGTGTTATTCTTTTACCGAATTCTGGGTGCTTTCTAATAAGTCCTTCTTGTTCTCCTCGACCACCAACAAATCTGAGTATGTACTCATCTTTTGGTAATTTGTCAAATGATTTTAGAATTATATCTATACCTTTAGCGGCAGTTAATCTACCTACAAACAGTATTCTTTTAGGTCTTAGTTTTTCCTCAAACTGTAACTCTGGTTCAGGGAAGAATAGATTTGGATCTAACCCTGATTGTAATACTTTTGCTACATGCTTTGCACCTTTCAGTACAAGAATTTCACATGCATCTTTGTTTCCACCTACAGATAAGTAACTATTTTTAATGACTTCACTTTCAATGTACCTCCAAGGTTGGGGCCAAGGTTTAGGAATATTTTCCCAAGTAAAGAACCCATAAGGAATATCGAATATCTTTGCTACATTCATAGCATGATATGCCGCATAAGTCCAAGGTTCCTGCATACAGAAAATAATTTCTGGTTTCAGCTTCATGACTAAATCATGTAAAGCAGGGAAATACCAAAAATTATTATTGTCTGAGTTATATGCCGGAACTAGGTGTTGATGGAAAGAGCCTTTAACAATTTCCTCATATACCTCGTTCTGGTATCTAGGAACAACAACAGTATCAACTTTGTGTCCCTGTTCTGCTATCGTTTCCCACATCTTTCTTTGTCGATAGTGGGCTATACTATGTCCTATTGCTAATATTTTCATACGTTCACTTTCCAATCAAATACATCTTTTTCTTTTTTCTCAAGCGGTTTATTATCTCTTGCTTTATTTATATTTTTATTTACCGCAAATGCTTTTATAATGGTATCTTCTCCAATAGGTAAAGCTCTAAAATGAATGTGTTGAACTGATATTACTAATCCTCTCCTCTTACCTAATGTTTGTAGTGCCGAAATCATTTGACTACGATACCTTCTTGTGACATCTTCTCTTCCCATATCTCCAGTTGGAACTCTATAAGCTATGGCTATCATATCCATATCAGATTTCATGAAACTTTCCATTAAGCTAAGTCCATACTGCTCTTCTGAGAAGAGTGCTTGTGTCTTGGGCATTTCTGCTTCTGGCACACGCTCATTTATCTTTTTCTTTTTCTCGTTCTTCTTCGAGCTTTTTCTTTTTCTTCCTCTCGGCATTTTTTACCACTTCTTCAAGGGATTTGTTACCTTTGACCATGATAGTCGCAGGTGCTTTCATAAGAGAAGCTAATTTCTCTTTATCTATTTCATCCATTATTTCTTCAATATCCACGTATTGATATTTTTCCAATAATGCTCTATGCATATTGGATGTATTGATATAAGGAGCAATTTCCATTACTCCCTCAATTTTCTTTTTTAATTCCGCTTTTGTTATCTTTGTCAATTTTTTCTACCTCTAATTTATAATAAAGATGTGCAAAGTCATTGGCTGCTCTAGTTGGTTGAAAACTTGTAGTTACATATTTGTGACCTTGCTGTGCGTAGATGTTTCTTTTGCTCGGAGACAATAATAAATCTACTATTTTTTCTGCTAATGCTACGTGGTTTCTAGGTTCAAACATTTCGCCACCGAACAATAGCAATTCTTTCATGCTACCTGTATCTGAACATATAACTGGTGTTCCACAAGCTAAAGATTCTATCCAAACTAACCCTATGGTTTCTTCCCATATTGAAGGGAATATTGTTAGTGCAGATTCATTATAAAATCTTTTAAGCTGTGATTGTTCTACCCTATTCAAGAAGTTTACATTTTGTAATTGTAATTGTTTTGCTTTAGATATGGTTTCATTTGCACATCTTTGATCTCCGATTGCTATGAGATTTGCTTGTGGTAATCTTCTTTGAACATATTCCCAAGCCTTTAGTAAAACATTGATTCCCTTGTGAGGAATATAGTTTCCGCTTGCAAATAAGATTTGAAATGGTTTTCTATTTATACTTGGATCAGGAGCGAAGATTCCCAAGTCTATCCAAGGCTTGATTATCTTCAATTTTCCTTTTAAGACATCGTTTCTTTCAAATATGCTCTTAATATTTTCCGATGGAACTATACCTACATCACATTTATTGATGATATCCCTCTGTCTTTTGGTTAAAAGTGTTTGATAATTACCTACACATTTTTGACATTTAGACATATTTAAGTCATAACATAGTTCTGAACTGTCAGCAGCCCAAACTTTAGTCATGAATCTTTGAGAGCATAAGGGCCAAAAATCGTGCATTATCCATACAGTAGGGATTCCTAGTTTCTGAGCATATTCAATTCCGCCAGTGCCTATAAATTGATTGTTATGTAGCTGTACAATATCGATGTCAAAGTCTTTGATTACTTTCTTGGTCATTTCTTTAGTTGTCTTTGGTCGAATTTGCCAGTAATGAAACTTTCCATCAGCTTCTACTTGATGTATGGGTTGATCTCCTTTGAACATAAAGTGTACTTGATCTATATCTGGTCTACGAACTAGAGATTGTAGTAATGTTCTGATTCTGGATTCTGCACCACCAGCTTTCATGTATGGATTTTGAACTAATATTTTCATTCCCATCTATCCTCTTCTTTTAAGACTTCAATAAGTTCATCAAGATGTTTTAGTGTATTTCCCGGAGATAGTTGTGAAGCCATTCTTATGTTATTAAAATGAGTGTTGTTTAGTTTTACGTTTTCTGGTAATAGTTCTATGAAAGCGTTTAACACATCCCTGTCTCTTTTGGTAATTAACAGTGCTGCCATTTCCGCAAAGTGGTCTGACCGTACAGGTATATAGTCTATCATACTATATTATCCCTCATCCAGTGATCGAATCCTTTGGAGATTATTTGCCAATCATAGACATCTCTCGCCCGCTTGACTCCTGCATCGCTGAGTGCTTTCATTTCATCTAGATTCTCTCTTAGATATTTCATCTTGCCGTAGCAATCATCGATATCTACAAGTGCTCTATCTACTCCAGCATTTCCGATTTCAAATGTTTCAACCTTAATTGGTAGTCCACATGTCCAATCTCCAAAAATTTCTTGAGGAGTTGTGTAATCTGTAGCTACGTTGACAGTACCACAAGCCATTGTTTCTAGTCCCGTAAGTCCGAATCCTTCTCCACCTGTTGTCCAACCGTGTATGTCGATAACATTCATTATATGTGCTAATTCCTCTTCAGGAACTCCATACATAAAGTTAGCCATCATGTCCGATGGTGGGAAGAATACATCTTTACCCTCTATCAGTCCCATTCTTTTCACAATGTACTCAAGATCCCACCCTTGGGTATCTCTCTTATCCATGTGTAAATATAAAACACTGTCTGGGTAATCTTTACGGAACTTTATAAAGGCTCTGATTAGTCTCGGAACCTTTTTTCTGCTTTGATTTCTGTCAACACGACCAATCACAAACTTATTTTCAGGAATACCTAATCTTCTCTTCATACTTTTAATTACAGTTTTGTGGTAAGGTTTAAACACATCAGTGTTACATCCGTGAGGTACTACTCCTGTAGAAATTCCCATGTCTTTAACTAATTTACCTCCATATTCAGAGATACAAACTCTATAGTCAAGTTTCTTTAACATAGCTTGCATTTGGTCTGTTACAGGGAATCCATCTATAGGATACCACATAAGCCAAGGATAAGGAATCTCATTTTGTTTAAAGAGTTCTAAAAGCATCCAGAAATCTGAAAGACATAAGAAAACGTCTGGTTCTATCTTAGGAAGCCAGTATTTCCAAGCATCCTGTCCAAATTGTTTACCTCCAACGTTGGGTAAACCTTTAAATCCAAGAATTTTATCGTGAAATGTTGCTATCTGTTTTTGCCCAAACGTTTGCCATCCTAAATAATAAACATCATGACCTACGTTATGCAAGTATGTAGCAAGATTTCGTGAGGCAGTACCAAAACCAGAAATGGTGTGCCAAGAATCCGACATTAGCATAATCTTCATATTATTAATAACTTATAGGAAGTCCTGATATAAAAGTATTTCGGTAATTATAATAAAAAAAGGGTTATTTAGGATATTTTTTACATTCTAATCGATATAGCAAATCTCCGGGACAGAACGGTTCTCGACATTCCCACTCTTCTTCTGGGCCCACTATTGTTAATGGTTCCAGTGGATCAGTTTTATGTGTCTTTACTGCATCATCTAATATGAATGCTCTTTCCCATAGATAGTTTAATATTTCATCATTCTCTTGTACTTCTTGTATTACAAGATCATCTGCTAACATTAATACTCTTGCTCTATGTACATGCATTAATTCGTTATTAGCGTGTGCCATTGCTAGGTATGTTTGTACTTGTTCAGTATAGAACTTTCCTGCTCCAGAACTTTTCTTGTAGAAAGTATTCTTCGGCATTTTCAAGTCATATAATATCGGATCGAAGTTCTTTTCATCTATCCATACAAAGTCCAACGTACCTGTAATAGTTAAATGTTCTTTTGTTATGTGATATGTCTTTTGATTAATGTCAAATAGAGGTGAAAACTTATAATCAAATGTAGTTCCTCTATATATGTTCCACAAACTGCTATTGTCAAATCCATCACCATTACTGTATATTCTTCTATTGTATGCTTTTCGCAAACAGTAAAGAAGTTCTGTAACGTGATACACATTTTCAATTGCTGGTCTTCCACCAATTGTTCTTCTCATGTGTTCAACAATAGGCGTAGGTAATAGGTGTAAACCTATTAGAATGCCTTTGGCGTTCGGGTTGCTCCAATTTTTAGCTGACATGGTTGTGTTCTACTGTGGTGGTTCTATATAGAATATTTGTGTTGCTTCGATTCTTACGATTCCTTGCTCTTCCATTAGCTTAGTAATTCTGATTGCATCGGCTTCATCTTTGGCTCCTTTTTCCTTACAGAAATTGTACCAAGTAACCGTGTCAATATCTGCTAATCTTATGATTGCTTTTTTCAACGAATCTATTAGAAGTGCATCCTGATCCTCCGGTGTAGGTGGTGCAGGTGGTTCATATCCTTCAACAGAGACTATTTCAGTTTCGTAGACTCTTCTTCCGAAAGATCCTACTGCTCCTCTCCAAACTCTCCATTGTGTTCCTATTAATTCAGGTGCACTATTTGAATCATTCCAATTTAGTGCATCTAAAATTTTTCCAGAAAGAACAGATCCTATCCAAAGCGTGTATTCATTTCCAGCTTTCGCAGGTAGTGAATCTTGCTTACTTTGCTTGCTTCTGCATGTTCCGCTTAAATATCGAACCTTAGCCCTAACTCTAATGTCTGGGACTTCTATCTCAATCTTATCTCTGGTAACTTTTTTAGTTCCGAAATTTTGAGGTACTGGTTCTTCTAAAAACTCAACAACAGCAAATGCGTCACCTTGTATTTGAAGGCTTGGCAGGTATGTTCTTTTTGCTCCAGTTATCCAACTCATAGCAACATATACATATATATATGTAGTATATAAATGTTATGATAGCTAATTTATATAAAAAAATAACTAAAGAATCCTATTTCCTGCTACATATTCCCAACTTGTCGTGAGAATTCCGCTAGGTAAATAGATCAAGTGTCTATTAGGCTCAGTGTCGAGACATGTTGTTATTGAAATATTCTGTCCATCAACTTCATAAACCAATGCTCCGTGTGGCATCGTATAACAAAGATGTCCCTCATCGTTGAGATATTCATAAATTTTATTAATTTTTCTAACTCTAAATGTATCTACATAACCTTTAGTCTTTCTGGCAAGTTTCGTATCAACTATGTTATTGGGTGCTCCTAATTCTCTAAGAGTGAGTTGCATGACATCGTTGACCTTACAAAAATCTATCAATCTTGAAACATCAACAGGATCATCAATATAACCCATAGCCATGTTACAAGACAGTCGAACTTCTAATCCAATATCTCTAAGGTCTTTTATCATCTCGGCAACATCACGGATATTGTTTCTATAAATATCTCTGTTTTTATGGTTGAAATGATAAATGCTAAGTGAAACTAAATCTAATCCGTGTGTAGCATATTCTTCAAATTCATCAATATTGAACGGGAATCCTGATGTCTGTAATTCTATACGATCAAATGATCTTTCATCATGTAATCTTTCAGTAATCCGACTAAGAGTATTGGGGAATAATAAAGGTTCTCCCTTACCAGTAATAAGTACATTTTTACATCCTCTACGTTTGGCTATACGTACAGCGTCTATAAATTTTGAATAATTGAATTCTCTCGTAATACCTACTTCGGGTGTCATATTAGATATACAGACCATACACTTGTTGTAACATGATCTATCTCCAATCATAACTGTGAATGTTTCCATTTACTTTTCCTCGAAATTAATTACTAATTTTCCTTTTTTAATTATAATTTGATCTCTAGCATCCATCTCTTTCATCTTGTTTTTAGCATACGTTCCTATATCTATTGCAGAGCTTGAATGTTGATATTTAACAAGTCTCAACGTACTATGTGATTCTCCTTTTTTCTGTTCACGTTTCCAATATTCAATTCTAAATCCAGTAGTTCCCATACATCATACCTCTTTGATTGGCGACGGGTAGGGGATTTGAACCCCTGCACTCCGATTGGTTACGGAGTGATTACATTTCTGTGCAGACCGTTCCAGTTTCGTTCTGATTCAAGTATCGCCCTGCTTTCGAGTTTCGTCCTGCTTAGCAGTGTAACGCCTTACGGCCAGACTTGGCTAACCCGTCAAAACATATATAAAAAAAGGAGTATTTAAATGTTTGGATCTTCTTTATCGGATCTTGCGTCAACACATCCCTCGCAAAGATAAGGTTCAGTCTCACAGCTTTCACATAGAGAACATCCACAATCTTCGCAAGTAAATATACCTTGATCTGTATCAGAACCGCAACTAGGACACTGTTCAAATTCAGTCATTTACGTATGCACTCCTATCAAAATCTTGAATACCTTGACCAGTGGTTTGACAATATGTTTTATCTTCCCAAGGAGTTTTCATTGGATGTCTGTAAACGTACATTGCCCGGAGATTTCTAAAGTTTAATCCGGCTGCTTTTGCTACAGCTTTACCTTCATATTTTTCTAGATAAGCTACCCATTTTACGTTGTGTAAAATAGATTTTCCACCAGTATGTTGTGGTTTAGCATATTCATTAGCGTGATTAATTGTTGCATGTACAGTTGTCATAAATACAACAGGATATTCATCTACCAAATCTTGTGCTCTTCCAAATAGAACTGATTGTGCTTTTCCTCTTGTACGGAAGTTAATCTGTCCACCTGTGAACAGACTTTCCATTGGAGTAGAGATTGAGTCTAGTGCAACAAATCCTATATTTCTCTTATCTACAAGCATACCAACAGGACTATCCCAGATAGATGTCATTGCACCATATTCTGTAGGCTCAATTACTCCGCCTTTGATCCTCATCATTTGTGGTCTACCAAAAAACGGATATATTTGAACTGCATGTCTTGCATTGTAAATATACACCGTAGGTTTATCTGTTTCTTTTGGAAGTTTAAACTTTTTGTAATCAAATGTAGATTTTCTAGTCATTTTTCCTCTTGTACCGTCTTCTTTTTTCAGGTATTTTGGTTCATTAGTCATAGGTACTAATTGTTCCGCAGTACCTCCTCGTCTTTCAACTTTAACTCTCCACTTTATGTTGACAACATCAAATTCTTCTAATCCATATCTTTCAGCAATACCTTCTAACCACTCTGCTGTGAATCCACCTTCTGTATCAATGACTAATGCGTTCTTTCCATGATTCTTCATCATGTCTACCGCTAACGTAGCAATGAGCAGACTTTTTCCTACCTCTGGTGCTGATACTACACCAGAAATTTGTCCTGTACGTAAACCGCCAAACAAATCATCGTAACATTTTAACTGTGTTTCATATTTCATATCTTCTACCTCATTAGGAACTTTATTCAACCCATTTACAAACGGGCTTACATCGTCTCCTTCAAAATCAGCCTTTTTTAACAATGCTAAAATATGGCTACATATATTGTCGGAACCTTCATACCCTTGACAGTCACAATAAAATGTACCGTCATAAGATATCCAAGGACTGTAAAACGCATCTCGTTCAGAATTCATAATTAATCCGGACAATCTTCTTTTAGATATCCTATAATCATAGACTCTTCCCATGATTTTACCGCTACGATCCCACACATGTTTACTAACATGTCGTCGGATTGAGTAAAGTATCATCGTAACTCTTATATATTAGCACGTATATAAATCTTTGGGCTAGAGGTGTAACTGGCACGAAAGTGGTGCATAGGAGGTTGTGATCCTCAAGGATAGGGTTCGATTCCCTGCTACGCCCGCTTTTTATTAGGAAAATTTCCGTTTTCAACGATTAAGTGAACTTCCCAATCACCATCGCCACCTATAACTTGTCTTGTCCTGACAAGTATGTGCATTGATTTATCTTTAATAGCCTGTATTGTTATGGTTGGTTCTTGATACCCATCTGCTCCTAAATCTACCAAGATTTCATCAAATGTTCTATACAATCCTTTTCTTAAATTTGTTCTATCCATTCGTCATCGCTCTCCCATTAACTTTTATCACTGTTCTCTTGAAACCTTCCAACCATTCTTCATGAGTTATACTTTTAGCTTCATCTATCGATAAATACATTAAGACGGTAAACATACAATCCCAAAATTCATCAATTAATTTTTTCTTATTAGCATCATTAGGTATGTTCGCATTAGTCATTACTGAATATATATATCGTTCATCGGCAAACTCTCGCAGTTCGTCTCCATGATGTCTCATAACATCTTCAAAAGTGTATCTAATATCTCCTATATTTTGGAAAGCATCTGTTACTTTGTCTGACCACTCTATTAATTCTTTTATATTCATTTCTTTTTACCTACTATCATTATTTTATGAACCGTATCTGGGTTAGACTTTAACATCAATCCTGTTTTTGCCATCGTCGCAAACATATTTACACCATTTGCTTCAGGTATTTCTAAAATTAAAAATTCAACTCCGAAGGATTCCTCTAAGAAACACTTCATATTCTGTGATTTATTTCTCAGGTTCTTTCTAACTCGACCTTGCCAATATAAAACATTTCTACATTGCTTATCAGACCAATGAGCATGATTAGATTTCATAAGTCTTGCATGATGTAACAAATCGAATGTTTCAACAACAGCATAATATGGAGGATCTAATATATCCTCGAATTTTGGAGCCTTAGTCGGGCATGTGTCTCTCTTGTCAAGATTAGGACATCCATTTGGATGATTATAATATGGTAATCTACACCATGTACCGTCTCTGGCTCTTTCATCTATAATTACATCTAACAGTCTTAGATTCATTTATTCCACCGCATTTTTCACTGTACTACTTTTTAATACCCGTGATATATCAAGTGTTTTCTTTTTAAGAAACACATTTTCTTTTTTAATACCCCACTCTATCAATTTTCGTGAGGATATAGGTAAGACTCCTGTTAATTCTACTTGTGTTCGAGTATGTGATATTTGATATTGTGTGAGTTGTGGATCATATTTATCAGAGACGCTTTTCATTGCATCATGTATTTGTTCATCAGACCATCCGGCATAAATAGCATCTAATAGGAACGCTAATCTGACATAATGAGTTGCATTTTTTGAAAGGGCTGATTTAATAGATTCTCTGATATTCCAATCCTTTATTTCCAATGATTTTAATTTTCTATCTCTAAATCTCTTGTAATCATCGGTGTCTTCAATGCCTTCTAAACTAATTATCCATGAATCTACTAAAGACTTGGGTAATGGTTTAGATATAATATCTACTAGATTTGGTATGTATGGTTTTCTATCCATCGTCAACGGAACACATTGATTGTCTGATTTTTGATGCCATGAAAAAGGTATCCTCGCCATTGAATTAATGTTTGTAGGCATCCTATCAAAGTTGGGATAATCTTTTAAATTACCCAAGACAGCCATAAGCACACCTTTGTATGCAGATCCTATCAAAACTTTTTTAATGTAATCGATTTCTGTTGTACCTTTCTTGTAAAAATCTTTCTCTTCATACGCAAATACTTTCTCTGATTGCATAAATACCCAAACGTGAAATCCTCTATTACCTGAATATACAAGTAAAGGTTTTGCACCTAACTGTGTTATTTTTGTAGCAAGTTTATGTGCCTGATCCCAAACACTATCTAACAATGGTGAATCGTATGTAAACTTTTTTGCTTCAAGTTTTGTATCAAATTCCCAGAAAACTTTTTCAATTCTTAAACGTGGCTGAACTGAATGAAATGCTGGCTCACCACTTAACCTAGACCTGTACATGAATCTTTTTATTTCATCTACGTTTTGACATCTAACTCCTCTCTTTAATCCGAATTGGAATTCACCATTTCCGAACCATTGATTTAAAAATGTGGAAATATCTGGTTCACACAGAGAGTACGACATGTGAAATCTTATAATTTCCGACTATAAAAAGGTTTTGGTTAGTCGGTAAATCTTAATTTTATAGGGACTGGTTGTTGAAATAGACACTCAGAGTCTTTAGAATCAATAGAATGACTCCATATACTGATTATAAAACAGTCTCTAGGTCTGCGATCAGTGTCTTCTAGTTGTACATGACCTCTATTATATACAAATTTTTGATTTATTTTAACAGAAGAAGCCTCTGCAACGTTTCTTATAAACTTACATATCGAGCCAATTGTAACTCCAGACCAACCCAACAATACATTGATTCGTTGTCTATCTTCTTCTAACCTAGGTTCCCTTAAAGGCATTAGTAATAATAGTTAGTATTACTAATATTTAAATCTTTCTAAATAATCATCCATCCGTACCCTAGTTTGTCTATTAAAGTGTTCTAAATAGAATAAAATGTCCCAAATGGGACATGTACGTGGACAAATACCCTCACGGATGGATTAAAATAATTTAAGAGTTTAAAAGTTTTGCTGCTACTCCTAATCCAGCATACTTTGCTAGATAAGAATAATCTACGTGATATCTGATATCATATCCACGCCTTTCAAATGAAAGGTTAGCTTCTTCAATCATATTCTTGTATATCTTTTCAATTTCATCATAACTATCTAAGTTTTTATATGCAGAAAGAGATTCATACATTTCTAATGGATTCATTAATAATGTATATGAGGTAGACGTACCAGTGGTTTCAGCCTTTGCAAATCCTATCTCAACCAAATCTTTAAAGTATCTCAATAATGATTTTCGACTCTTCTTCATTCTCTTCATTATTTTTTGTTGTGCATCCAAGTCTATTATATTCATACCGATATCATCTGGTTTTTCATATCCCATCTGTAACAATATATCTATAAAGTCAAATGTTCTCTGTTCAGTATCTCTTGCCATGAATATCAAAGATTGTCTCGCAATTAGCAATATATCCAATGCCTTTTCAGGTGTTAAGAAATATACAATTTTATCATCAAACTGTTTAAATGGTAAGTTTCTAAAATTCAATGTACCATACATCTCTAGTAGAATTTTAATCTTAGCAAAGTCACCACGTACTCGAATTTGTTGTAGATCCATGATGTCATAAATACTAGCGTGGAATGGTACTACAATATATTTCTCTTCTAACCCATCAACAACACATTTAAGAACCCATCTTGAATAGTCTAAATCAGTATATTCTCTGATATTTAGCATCACATCGTCTTCTTGTATGTTGTTTCTAACTTGGAATTTTTTGATTCTGATAGTCTGTGCATAAGAAGCGTCAGGAGAATATACCCAATATCTTCTAACAAACTGTGGATCTATCTGAGCCATTGTTCTTGTTGAACTTGTGAGAACTGTAATTGGATCTGTTCTAACTGTAACTGTTCTGAATCTTCCGTTATCGTCTCTGATAGTATATGTAGTAATAAGTCCACCATCATCGGTAGATAATCCTTTAATACTTGCGTTTCCTGTACCACCAGCTTCTTGATCCATCAATCCTAATTCTTGTAGATATAAGATTTCCTTTGGTTTTACTTCATCTGGCGGTACTTGATTACCATTCTCATCAACTACTCCTCTCAACTGTTCAGCCATATAATTTAAGGCTTTCTTAGTTAAGTGTGAAGCTTCGTGGGTGTTGTATAACGATGCAATATTTTTCAAAGTCCATGTTTTTCCTGCACCAGCTTCATGTAAAGCACAAATAACTGCTTTCTTTTTCTTATTTCTAACCTTACCAGTAATGGCAAGAGTAAAAACTAACATTTTATTGTTATCTTCTCCGGCAATAAGATTATGAAGGTGTTCTAAAACTCCTTTTGATGGATCTGGCGATGATAAAATCTTTTCAGCATCTTCCATTGCACGTAACTTGTGTCTATTAAAATCTTCTTCATTGATTAACGGTTCCATTACTCCGCCTGTATCGTCAGTAAAAAATGGTTTGTTCATCCACTCTTGTTGAACTTTACCTGCAATTAATCTTATTCGTTGTTTCATACTAGCGTCTAATCCATCTGCCATGAAAAATTGATCACATATTTCTTCAGCTATTGGACTATTTTTCTTGGTTAATTTTGTTAATAAATCTTCAATTTTTGTGTGTACATATCCACCGATTAAATTCCAATCATCTTTTCCACTCTCGGTTTGGATATTTGATCTTAATTTTCTATCTCCTATTCTCTCAATTCTCAAAAAATAAATTGTGTCTCCGACTTCTTCATCATTTAGTCGTCCTAGACAAGCATCTTTTGAAAATGTAACAATATCTTCTTCGGACATTACTAATGATCAACGTGATACCTATATTTAAACTTTGCTTTACCCAAAACTACCTAAAATTTGCTCTTTTTTATTGATAAATAGGGATCAAATGCTCCAGCTTGGAGTGCTGACCATGCATGAGCAAGGGCATCGACCATGTGATCACGGTCAATAACTGAGTCAAATACATAAAGACCAGTAGCCCGGAGCTTTCCAACATAAGCATTTAATTCAAAGAGAAGTTCTGTTGATACGATGTCATTAACGTCATTGTTGACCCAAAGCAATTCTTCTTGGAAAGCATCTGACAATCCTTTAATTGCTCGGCTTCCTAACATCATTTCATTCTTCATTTTAGTTTTAACTTTAAGTCCACGACAATTTAACTCGAAGTTTATCAAAGTACCTAGTAATTCTTCTCCATATCCTCCCGTAGCGTCAATTGAGTACAATCTACACGGAAAACGAGGATGTATATTTGTAGCAATATCTACGGCAATTTCCTTCTGAGTTGCACGTTCCCACGATTTCCCATGTATGACTCTATATGGTACTTGAACACTCATTCTAACGCCTTCTTGTATTATTTTCATCTCAGCCATATATACTTCAATGATCATAAGAACTGTAGGATCATTTACTTTACCTACATCTATGCCTCCGAAGCACATTCTATTTGATTTTGTAATAGATTTTGTCATGGTGTATGTTGGGATTCTCATGAATACTTGGTCTGCTGTACCTGCCCACATACATTCGTATTCTCTTTTGAATTTCATCTCGCCTAGACCACGCCTTTCAGCTTCTAATTTTTTCGGAGTTAATCTCTTACATTCAATTGAAGGTATAGTATAAGATTTGATACTAGGTATGTCTTTTTCATCTATTTCTATTTCAAAACCTTTCTTTAACTTTCTTCTCCATTCGTTTGCTCTGTTACCTTCACTCCATTTTCTGTAGAAATATGAACCAACTGAACCCGCAGTAGATAAGAATACTGTAATTCCACCTGTGTTTGCTGTCGTTGGTGTGATTGATGGGAACATTCTATCATAGATAAATGCGGCTTCGTCTACTAAAAGTAAGTCTGCTTTCTGCCCACGAACATTATAAGCGTCCGGGACTGTACATCCGAAACATTTGATTTTGCTACCGTTTGTAAATCTAATCTCTCTTGCACTAGCACCATCTACGAATAAACTGTGGACACCTAAAACTTTGAGCCGTGATAAAAACTGTTTACAATAATTTAATATAATCTGTCCTTGGTCTAAGTTGAACGCTACTACTAAAATTGTCTTGTTTGGGTTCATAATACCATACCAACATGCAAGAATTCCCATAGTCCAAGACATACCAATTTGTCTGCCTTTCAGGATAACTAACTCGGTAAATTTTTTACTAGCAACGTCTCTTAAAACTTCTGTTTGATATACAAAAGGAAAAGGTTCATCTTCTGTTGCGAAAAACTTGTCGTACAGATACGGTGGATCTGTTTGTAGTCTTAGCAACTCTTCCATCTGGTCAGGTGCTAGATCATCGGAGGTTAAACTCATTAGTGTTATATATAAATAAAAGGTAGTATAAAAGGATTCCTATACTACACTTTACTTCACTATACTGGACTCTACTTCACTTTACTGTACTTGACTACACTTTACTTCGCTAAACTATACTCCACTTAACTGAACTATACTCCACTGTACTTAACTCTATTAAACTTCACTCTATTAAACTTCACTCGACTCAACTTCGCTAGACTTTACTATACTTCACTATACTCCACTACACTTTACTTTACTTGACTTTACTTGACTTCACTTCACTTTACTGTACTGTACTTTAATTCACTCAACTTTACTCTACTCGACTACACTTAACTTAGCTCAACTGAACTAATGCTAAATTCAACTTCACTCCACTAGACTACGCTGAACTTTACTTCACTGTACTTGACTGTACTTTACTGTACTCTACTTGACTTTACTCTGCTTCACTCCACTTAACTTCGCTTTACTGAACTAAACTTTACTAGACTGTACTTTACTTCACTCTACTGAACTCCACTATACTGCACTCAACTTTACTTTACTTCACTATGCTCCACTTCACTTTACTGTACTTTACTTCACTCGACTCAACTTCACTGCACTCTACTTTACTGTACTTTACTTGACTTAACTGCACTCTACTTCACTAAACTCGACTATACTGCACTACACTTTACTGTACTTTGCTAGACTTAGCTGCACTACACTCTACTTGGCTGCACTACACTACACTAGACTTCACTAAACTCTACTTTATTGTATCAAAAAATTAGATTTTTTGAAGATTTGTAATTTCGAAACGACCATAGCCATTTACTCTATTACTTAGTACGCCAACATCTGAACCAGCAAAATCTAGTTTATATTTCAAATCTTTCTTTGAAATGTCAACTGTGGATATTAGTTGGAATTCTATTTCCCACTCTGGAATTTTTGCTCTGACACAGAAATCTCTGATTCCACCGCTTCTGCCTCCAGCAGAATAACTTCTTCTATCTATTTCATAAGATGTTATATGTTCTCCATTAAGCATCAGAGGAACATTGGTAAGATCATAATCTGATAGAGACTGTACTCTAATGCGTGGTGATACGTGCATCTTTGTTTTAGTTTTTTGCTTGGGCCCAGCAGTTCCAACAAATCCATTGATAATTGTTGCTCTTATACATTCAACGGGAATGCATAACATACCATTTTTATCTCTGTAAGTGAATCGTTCTGCTCGCTCTTTATCATCTGTCAACTGGTTAGCTTCTTTAGCTTGACTAATCCCAATATATTTGTGAGGTAAAAGATCAGTTACACCTTTGGCTTTAACATTATATTTGTTCATGTTAATTCAATAGATATTATAAAAAAGGTATATAAAAAGGTTTCTATGGAGGTAAGACCGATGTTTTAGATTTTGGTGTATATTTTTCGCTCAAAGTATTCAAAACTGGAAACTGTTTTCGCTTCCGTTCATCTTTTCGAGCGATAAAGTTACTTCCTTCTATTCCCGTAAGAGGAGTAGTTCCGCCTTGTATGTAGTGGCTTCTGTATGGCATTGTCCACATGTCAAGTTCATTTTTATTAGCGAAGAATCTAACAATAGGAGCACCGACTAAACTAGGAGGATAGCTTTTTGCTTCTGCGTATGAAGCATCTTTTAAGAATCCACCAGTTGCTAACCAGTATTGTAATCGTGCTTCTACTTCACCTTTGTTTGTAGGTTCTAGATACAATACAGGTTCCCACAAGATTTGATGAACATGTCCCATGAATAACAATGTATGTCTTCTACCAACAGCCATTCTTTTTAGCTGTGTGTTTTTATTTCTCCAAGCACTTGTACTTCCATGTATGCCGTATGCGGAATAAACAAAGTCTCCAGCACTGAAAAATATATTTATTCCTCTTTGCGGATCTCCAATATATATTTTATCGACATCGATTCCTGCTTCTTTAGCATAATGTCTTAGGTATTTTTTAATTCCAGTATATTTTGTAATACGATTATCGTGATTACCAGCTAAAATTCCAATAACTTGATGTTTCAAAAGTTTCAAAGTCTTAACAAACAAGTCAATCTGATCATCAATATCTAAGATTTCATCAGATATATAATTTGTCTTTCCTGAAAATTCAAAGTAGTCTCCCGTTAATAAAGTTCTCATGTGAGGGTTCTGTTTTAACAAAGTTAGGTGGGCATTGAAAGAGTTGTTAGAAAATCCAGAGCTTCCAAGGTGCCAGTCGCCAAAGAACATAGTTTCGCCATAAATATCGTTTATGACGGTTTCATTGTTCATATATGTGTAAGTTCTTTGTCTATTTAAAAGCGGAAGATCAATTTCAATAGTCCTTACAGAACTTTGATCCAAAAGAATACCAGAAGTATTATCTTTTAAAGTCATTATGTATATAATGATATATTTCTTATATAAAAAGGTTACGGTTGAGGTTTAAACCACGAATCTAAACTTTTCATTCTCTTTTTCGCCAGTTCTATCTTTACAATTTCTCTTTCTGTCAGCACTAGCTCTAAGAAAGGCTTGATATTTTTCCATATTCTATCCTTCCAGTAATAATCTAATGCGGCTTTCGTGATAGGTGGATACATAGCTACAGCGTCTTTTGGTTCTAAGCCTTCGTCTATTGGTTCAGATACTTTTTTCTTATTTACAACGTCTTGTATTATAAACGACACCTTTTCACCGGGACGTATCTTTTCACCTCTGGCTTCTAACTTTCTAGCTGCTCGGATTACAGGTGTTATGTTTTTGATATAGGTTTCAAGTCTTCTTTTAATTCCAATCCTTAGTATAAGTTCGTGATCGTATTTGTTTTTGTAAAAGTCCTCGGCTAACACAGACCACATTGCTTCTAATTCTTGTGGATTATCTAACATCGTTTTTAAAGTACCTCTTTGTGTATTTTTCAAGAAGGTCGTTCTGTCTGAACGAACAAGGGGGAGTCCCTTAGTATATTCATACCATGTTAAGTTACCATCTTCATCTAGTTGCCAACCTGAGTCCTCATCCCAAATTGTCCTACAATAATATTGCTTTTTAACTTTGCCAAACACTCCTCTATCGAATATCTTTTCAAGTTTCATGTCGATTCCTGCCTCGAATCGTTCAGAGAAGAACGTTGCTAGCTTGTCTCCGTATTCCATACCGAAAGCGAAGAGCTTTTCCAAATCCTCTTTGGTGAGTGTTTTGTATGATTTCAATGGATCAATCAAATCGACAGGATTTACAAAGTCTGAATCGGTGTCGCCATATATTACGTTTACATTCTTATCTTCATCGAAGAATTCCTTTGAACCAATCAACGCACTCCTTGCAATATAAGTTACCATCCCTACAAATTTTTCTTGTGGCTTATTGGGAACTCTGTAATCAATTTCAATATCTTCTAGTGTCCTAACATTGTCGGTAACTAATATCATTGATTCAGGTATGTCCTTTTCAATTGCCCATCTGCTCGAAGACATCCCAAGGACTCCATAACATGCCAGCAGAATTACTTTGGCTGCTTTCTGTAAAGAGTCATACATCTCATACTGTGGTGAGCCGTAAGGGTGCTTTTTTCTTTCGTCTTTTAAAAAGTTTCTACGTTGTTCTAGTTGGTGTAGAATTGCAGGAAAAATGGGTAGCCGTTTTATACCGTCTTCAAACTCTACTTCGATACCATAAACTTCTCCAAACGTCCTCGCAAACTTGATATACTCATCTACTCCGTTTTCTGTAAACGTTCCTTTCCAGTGGAAATATGCAATTGGATCAAGTAGATAAGATTGAATGATTCTATTATACAGTGATGTAAAGTCGAACAGAAACACGAATGGGTGTACTCCTCGTTTTGCTTTGAAAACTACCGCTCCAGAGAATCCTTTCTTTCCACCTCTGAATTCTCCTGATGAGTTAATAATCCATCTCTTGTTACTGTTCTTAATTTTTCTAAGTGCCATTGTATCTACTATGTGAGAATTTAAGTGAGTGTAGTCCGGGAATATTCCAACTTCATCTGCGACGCTGGAGTATAGCTTTATGACTTCCATCGCTGTCTCCATAGCATATAAAGCATAGGCATGTGAAATGTTTACTTCCCTCATCCTGTCAGGGCTAGACTTCCATGCCTTGTAATAGTTCGGGAGCCTTTCTAACTTTTCATACTTTATAACGCCTGCATCTTTCATTTTCTTTCTAAATTTTCCTAATGTTTTTTGATAAGCATAAGGTAATTTTTCATAGTGAGACTGAAGATTGTACATCTTGTAGTATTCTGCCAAGTCTACCCATCTAAATATTTTCCACTCTACCCAGATATTTAATTTTCTCGCTCTCATAGGTATATGTTTTGATTCAAAGTCTTTATTCCATACAATCAAATAATCATATTCTTTAGCATAATCAAAGAAGTCTTTCATCATAGCTGATTCGGTGGTATTAGGCCACTGCCATGTGAAATATTTGTTTATTCCCTTATCATTGGTTGTTCCTATACATAAAATTGAAAACTCACCGGGAGTTTCAGGAAAACCGTTTGAATCGTCTACTTCAATGTCAATGTATAACATTCTAGGTGCTGGTAATTCACCATTATATGCTGAAAACTTACCATTTTCAATCTTTATACCAGAATAGATATCATTATCTATCTTTAGTCTCCTAATATAAGGTATGTCTGCTTCATATATTTCTATACTTTTCTTTCTAAATAGCTTTTTTAAACCTCCTATTCTCCAAGGTTCCCACAACTCTACTCTGACAACTTTTCCGTTAGCCATGCCAAAACTATAATCAGTCTCAACAAATTTAAAATCTTCGCCCAAGTCCATACCTAGTAAGATCATGGTAACTCTAGCAACTTCTCTGTCTTCATCTCTAATATAAAAGTAAGGCTTTTCAGTTACGTACACTGGTTCAGGAAATACTTTTTTACCTTCTGGCGTTCTAATAGCAAAATGTACTCTTGGAAACCTACCTTTCTGTGCTTTATAGAAAGCGGAGACTATTCTCCCGACAACCATATCAATAACTCTATGATCTTCTCATATTTAAGAATTGTGGTGTTGATAATAACATCGAATGTATCAATGGATGTACAACTGCACCGATATTTTGGGGCATATTTGTAGTAACTAAAATTTCTCTATCCATAATATGACCTGATCTTTCAGATCCTTCTCTGAGTAAGTCTACTGCATCCTGCATTAACCTACCTGCTAAAGCCCTACGTACCATTCTTTCGGCTGAATCTGTCACTATTCCCATTGCATCCATATTTCTAGATTCTAAATCAAACATATTTACCATCTGTCTTGCACCTAGTCGATATTGTCCAACAATCTCTAACACATCTAATTCAGGTCGCATTGCTCTATCAATGGTGAATACAGGTCTTTCAACGCCATTACCACCTCTAATAACAACATTTCTTGTTGTCAATCTGTTAGGAAATACTTCTTCTAATTTTCTAGTCCAAAATTCGATAAGTTTTTCTGAGTTGCTCATTAAATAAATAAAGGGATAGAGTTTTATAAAAAGGTTGTGGTTAAGGTGTGGTGGGTACTTGGTAGTAAATAGGTACGCCATCATCGCCTGAATTCAAGATTAGGAACTTAACATACGGTGCAATTTTCTCTAGCTGTTGTAGACTATAATAAATGTCTGCCGGAATCTGTGTTGTGATTGTTTCAAGTGCCTGTCTAGTTGCGTTTGCTTGGATGATTGATGCTTCTGCTAAACCTGATGCTAACAGTATAGATTCTTGTGCTGTTGCGTCTGCTTGAATAAGTTTTGTTTCTCTTTCGTGTTCAGCCTGTAATTTTTGTTGCTCTGCTTTCTTCTTTTCAGCTACGGCTGTTTTGAATGATGCAGGTGGGTCGATGTCTCTTAGGTCGATTTGTATATCTATATAGTTACGGAGTACATCTCTTACATCTTCCCTAACAACTGAGGATATTGCTTTTCTCTCGTACATTAGGTCTGGATATTTCTGGAATAACTGTATTAATTTTGATGGATCTAAGCTGTATCTGATTAAGATGTCTACTTCAATATCAAGTCCATCTTTACTAAGAACTTTAACTGCTGAATATTCACCTGTTCTATCTTTATGACCAATATCTAATTCGTTGTTTGTCCACATTTCTGTACTGAGTGTAGCATAGTAAATATCCATTGTTCTTGTCCAAGGTGCTCTAAAGAACCATTTCTCTCCAAGATGAGGCCCTTCAATCTTACCTGTAATCGGGTCAATGACTAGCTTTGCATGCCCTACTTCAACTGTTGTAAACGAATTCATTCCTAAGATAGCTACTACGGCTATTAAAAAGATCATTATTCCTAGAGTGTATCCTTCTCTGTTAGAAATTTCTCCGTCTTTTTGATACTGTGTGTATTTCCTAAATATTAACAGCCCTGCTGATAATAAACATATTCCTAATATCATAAGTGGTACAATGTGCATTGTTTTTCACTAATAAATATTGCGAGACTGTAATATATAAAGGTTTTTATAAGATTTAACTAGAAAAAAGGGAATTAAAGAGTGTATGCACTATACGCTCTACGTATTACATTTGCGGAGCTAGATTTAATAGAGGCTACTCCAATACTATCCGCAGATACAGCATTTGCGTAGAAAGCTACGTTATTCCAATGTCCTGCTGTCCAAGTCCATTCATCTAAGAAGAATTTTCTATAATCTTGTTCGTGTAATTCTTGATGTCCTAATTGTGCTGATTTGCTTCTTAAATCTGTATTTAAATATCCAATATAGAAATCGTAATCTTTATTTCTGTCAACAGGTTTTGGCGGAGGGCATGGTTCATCATCGTTTTCTGTTAATTCTTTCCTAGCATATTTTATTGAATAATCTTGATATTCTTTAATGTATGCTTCATCTAAAATTTTCCATTCTATCAATAAAGCATCATATAATTCTTTATATGCTTCTTTGTTAGTCTTTAATGAGCTAATTATATCTAAGTTCTTGACAAGTATAGGTTTCATAAGTTTATAAAACGTTTATAATATTTAAGTGTTGTGGTCTGGATGGCGGGATTCGAACCTGCACCTTTTGGCTCTACAGACCAATGCATTAACCATTTTGCTACATCCAGTTGACTTGGCGGGCATGGAGAGATTTGAACTCCCGACCTTCAAGTTAAGAGCCTGATACTCTACCTGACTAAGTTACACACCCATTGATGGTGGCCCTGCCATGAATCGAACATGGTACAAGTGGACTTCAACCACCCGCTTTGACCATTAAGCTACAGAGCTATAACTTAAAGGTAGCGAGAGGAGAATTTGAACCTCCGTAACCGGATTACCGCCTCAAGGTTTCTCATTGGAGAGAATGGTGAGAGCCTTGAATTAATCGTTCGGCACCG